CAAGCAGAAAGTTCGTGGGGTTCCCAATCAGTGATCAGGCGGCGAGGCAGCGTCTCACCATCCCCCTCGGTTTCTTCATAAGCGTGGATTCGATACCCCACGCTAACAGGGAACGGCATCCCGTCCTGAAGATCCCTGATAAGGTCTTCCCCCAGCTCGTTGCGGGAGATCTTGACCTTGGCATAGGCCTTGCCGCCCTTGACGGAGACACTGTCACCCAGCACCACGCCAATGCGGTTTTTCATGTCGTAGGACTGGTGGTTGTCCAGCAACGACATAGCCCCGGACTGAAGCCGGGTCATCCGTATGGATGTCGGCTTCATTTCGAGCTCTTCGATGAAGGGGCCGATACGCCAGTCGTACCGCTTCACCTTCTCGCCAGCCGCCCAGATAATCTCGACGGTGCGCTCCTCAGAGTTGAAGGTGTCGCCGCGCAGCTGCGTTTCGAAAAACTGAGGCTTTACCTCAACCCGCTGCTGGTTTCCGCCCTGGCTTTGGTTTGGCGACGGGCGGTCGGGCGGGTTTGTTCGCTGGGGCTTTTGTGCCATTGGCCTTGCCTTTCGGGTTTTTCTCTGTCGTGTCCTGGGCCTGATCGGTTGCGTTGTGCAGCTGGCCGGCGCCGGACATCTTTCTGGGGTCCGAGTCCAGCACCACGGCATCCGCGTCGAGGAGCGAATTCACCTCGGCGAACTCCTTGACCACGTCCTCGATGTTCCTGCCGGTCTTGGAGACGATCTCCTTGAGGCTGCGCTTGCCCATGCGAACCTCAGCAAGATCAGCCTTTGCATCCTCCAACCGGTCGATGGATTCGAACTCCGGCGGATCCCAGGTGACTTTGACGGTCAGGGCTTCGTCTTCTGAAATGATCCCTGAAATCACCGCGGCGTTCAGGAACCAGCGGATCGTCGGCTGGCAGAACTGCGGGATCAGGAAGTTCCATTGGAAGTTCGTGACAAACCGCTGGTAGGCGAGGATGCCAAGCTTTCCGGAGGCAAAGTTCGCGTTGCTGTAGTCGCCAGTGGCGAGTTCGTACGGGATCCGGGCGCCGGCGCAGATGTCGCGCTGCCGGGTCCGGATGTAAGCTTCAATCCCTGCCGAGATGGCCGGTGTGTTAAACCGGACATCACGCCCGCCTCGGGCGTAGAGGATCATGCCGGGCTCAAATCGCTCGATGGGATTACCGTTGGCGTCGGTGATGGTGCCGTCGCCAACCTCGCCCAGCGGGTCCTCAGCGGCGTCGTCACCATCCAGAACCACGGCAACGTTACAGGATTCTATTTTCTTCCTGACCAGCTCCGCCTGGTTGTATTCCTGCAGCTCGCGAAGATCGACCATGACGGGTGACAGCCAAGGCGCACCTCGGTTCTGTGTGCGCTGCGGCTCGTACAGGTGCACCATCTGATCGGCCCGAATGAACTTCGGCTCGGTCTGACGCAACCGGCCAGAGCCCGGGTGATCCTCGAACACATAGTAACCGCGGCGCCGCCCGACCTTGTCGTACTCAATACCGTTGTAGATGATGTTCCGGCCACTAGTCTCGGTCTTGGCGATGTCGACCAGATCGCTTTCCAGGATCTGGATCTGCATTGGCACCAGGAGCGGATCGTCGGTACGGCGCACTCTCTGCCTGGCAAACGCTTCGCCACCCTCGACCATCTGCTGCGCTGCGGCGTGCTGCTGGCCGTAATAGTCCATTCGGCCTTCCGGATCAGACTGCGCCGCCCACAGGTCGAACGCATTCTGCAGTTCAAACGCCCGATCTGGGCTGCCTTCAAGCTTGAAGGTCGGCTTGATCCCGGAGCCCACCAGATAGTCGGCGTGCTTCGATACGATCGCGGCCGCGAGCGCGTTGTTCCGGCGTAGATCGCGGGAACGGTTGCGCAGACGCGGCAGTTCTGCTGCAAGCTCGATGTTGGCGTCTGTGGCCGGCGCCTGCCAGTTGCGCAGCCGGCGGCCCTGGCTTGCGGCTTCGTACTTGCGGACGCCTTCAATGACCTCGATCCGAGCCCTGTAAGCAGCGCGCGCGGCTCCAGCCTTCGGGTCGATGAACCCGATCACCTTGTCCAGGATGTTCATGGCTTACAGCCCGCTACCGAACGACGTCAGCCGCGACCGGCTTCTGCGGCGGCTGGACGGCGCCAGCTCGTCCTCAAGGCGGCCGATGATCTGGTTCATCTCTTCCAGAGTCCGGTAGATGACGTCCCGCTCGTTGAACCGAATCCGCTTGGCGCCTGTGAAGTACGCCTCCTTGAGCTCCTTCAGAAGCTCCCGCTTTTCAAGTTCGGTCAGTCCGTCGTCGATCGCCATTACCAGATACTTTCTCCATCAAGCCATCCGCCCTTCTTCGGGCGTCTGCGCTGGCTGCCTTCGACAGGCTGTTGTGGTGTGGGCTCCGTCGGCTCAGTTGCCCTACGGAAGCGACGACTGCCGGTGCGGAAGACTGCCAGGTTAAGCATGTTGAAGCACGCCGCCTGCATCGCCTCGCAATTTCCGACGATGACGGTCTTACCACCACGCCTAGCGATCAAAGTCCCATTCGGCACAGATGCGCAGTAGACCATGCCGTCGAAGGCAACGGTCGACACGAGCGGGCTATTGTCACTTCGGCGAAGCCGGGCAGCCGCAGTCTTGATCTCAGAGACGTGATACTGGTCGACGGTGTTGTCGCCAGATTTACCCCTGATCTCGTAAGGCTTTGCCTTGCGAACACTGACGTTCGCAGACTTACCTATCTTCAGGAAGAGTTCCTGCATACCGTCTGCCAGCACCTTGCTGACAGTGGCATAATGGCGGCTCCCGTACTGGACCCACCCATCACCCTTTACAGCCGCGTCGATAAATCGATTGATCATGGCAGGAGCCATGGATTTCACGATCTCAGGGACTTTCTTGCTGTAGGAGAGCTTCGCATCGCCTGTGACGTAACAGCCCTGGACAAGGTCAAAAATCTGACGTGAAGCGATCCTGATCTGCCGGCCGCCCGTCACAGTGAAATTTATCGCCATCCTGCTTAGGAGGCGCCTAATCTCGTCCTGCTTTACGCCGGGGTTTTGCGTGATGATCACAAGCTTCGTGCGCTTGTCGACCTTGCAGTGCCCCTCGGAAACGTACCACCCTAGAAGTTCAGCCACATCCCCGGCATTATACTCCTTGGCCTGGGTTCTCTCGGTTGCCGGCAGCACCACGCTCTCGAGATCTTCCCCGCGCCAAGTCGCGGTCCGCTTGAGGGTGTGCCATATCGTCAGATCCTTTGCCAACGTGATCGATGGATCTGTCGTGGCGGGGTTCGTCCGGTAGGTGACCATCCTATGGTTAGGTGTAACCAGGAGATCAACCGCCCGCCCGGAAACGCTGATCATCTCGCCAGTGTGTCGGCGGGAAATCAGTTTGGTCGGCAACTGGTACTCGATGAGGTCCGTGCCCAGGTTGACGGTGGCGAACCTCATATCGTCCCGCAGTGCGTCTACACGGGCCCATCCGTCAGATGTCAGCAGCTCGGTTTCTGCGTCGAAGCAGTCAAGGAAGTGGTTTTCCTTGGACCGCGGCACCCACTTCATTTTACCGCCGGGGGCGTGCACGCGGGCCTCTGAAACGATCTGTTTGCAGAAGTCCACGGACACATCTGAGGGCACGTACCAGGCTCCGGGCGAACCCTTTTCCCAGCGCACCCTCTGCTGCACCCAGCTCTTGAGGTAATCGGTGTCGAGCCGCATGAGCTCGAGACCCTTTTTGTAGTTCTTGCCGTCGACGCGGACGTCGATCACGCTCTTGAGGAGCGGCTTGCGCATCGGCGTCGACGAGCCCTTGGTGGCGTAGACCAGCTTGGGGAACCGGCGAGCGAAGGCGTAGACCCTGTGCTCCGGCACAACGAATTTCTTGCCCGGCCGAAACCCCGAATCCACCAGCGCCAACCGGATCGGCAGGCCGCCGTAGGTTCTCGTCACAAGATTGGCGAGGTCATCCCAGACGGCTTTCTCTGCGGTGTTGCCGTAGAGCTCGCCGGCATCGACCAGCCATGACGTTCCCTGATCGCCCCACCCGCGAACGGTGTACGGGATCCGGTCTGCCTGCACGTCGGCGCAGAGCGTGAGCACGCCCGCATCTTCCGGTACTTCGCCCATCGGATAATCGTCGGCGCAGTCCTGCACCTCTTTCCAGTCCGGAACGCTGCCGCCACCTGGCGTGTAAAGCTCGGCAAAGCTGCCGTTCTTCACCACCTTGATGGACTCAGGATCACCTGACCGGACCGCTGTCACGTACCGTGCAGCCCGATCGCCCCAGCTCACGAATGGCGAGGCGAGACCGGACACCCAGAACGACAGCGTCCAACTTTCGATCGGCAGGCCGTGCACCTCGCCGTCCGGCGTTATCGACTGCCCGGGAGAAACGAACACCCCTTTGGCGTTCATCTCTTCCTTCGAGCTGTCCTCTATGACACCGCCGCACCGCGGACACTCAAGGTATGCTGTCTGCCGCGCCAGCGTCGCCGTTGACGACAGCTCCCGGCCGCTCGCATCGACCGGCTTGTCCCATTTCAGGCACGAAAAGCGCGGTATGAAATACTCGCTGCAGTGCGGGCAAGGCCATGCCCAATGGTGCTTCGTGCCAGACTGCCATTGCCGCCAGATGGTGGACTTGATGTCTTCCGGCTCCGAGTCCGCCCAGAATTCCAAGCCGCTTTCCTCATCAAGCTCCACTTCGAGCGGCCCTTCCGATGGCGTGGAAATCACAGCATGCACGAAATCCGCGTAGGTGTTGCCGCGATCATCCACCAGGTCGAGCGGGTTGCCGGCGCCCTTAATGTTCGCCATCAACTCGTCAGCTTCATCGGTGATCGCCAGGCCGAACGGATCCGACTTCAGCGCCGCCGACGAACCGCCGTGCGCAAGCCGAAGCGGCACACCAGCGACCAGCTTTTTCGTCTTCTTCTGCTTGCTCATCGGCGCCATCTTCGATCGAAGCGACGTGGTGAGCAGCAGCTCCTCGATGCGAGGCTCCATCTGGTCGGTGATCATCTGCTTGGTCGGGCCCAAGTACATGATCGGCACCGGCGAGGTGTCGAGCCGTTCGCCCATGATGTCGAAGACGGCTTCGGTCTTGCCGCACTGCGAGGCGATCACCATCACAACACGCTTGTGCGTCCTGCCGTGAACTGCCCGTTGAAACGGGATCACATATGGCGTCAGCCCCGGATCGCGCGGCCCCGGTCGACCGGAGGTCTTCGGGTAGATCCTTTTCCTGCCCCACTCATCCGGCGTCGTCCTCACCGCCGGCTTCAGCAGCTTCGATGCCCGTGCGTAAAGCAGTGCTCTTTTTGATGAGACCGTCGCTGAGACGCTGTCGCTCTTCGTCAAGGATTGCCTCAATGCGCTGCCGCTCCCGCACGACATTCGTGATGCGGGCCGGGATGGAAGACAGTGATGCGAGATACAGGCCTGTCATCTCGTCGAGCGTTTCGATGGCCTCATCCATCATGATGATCTCGCGATCCTCACGGGCCATTTTTCGCTCGAGCTCCAGTTCCCGCTTGGCTCTCAGGCGATCCGCGGATGTCTCCGGCCGCTCCTTTTCCTCGACCTTGGCCATCTTGTGGGCGAAGTAGGCCGCCACCGCGACCGGGAAGTCGAGCTTGCCGTTGGCGTCGCGGGTGAATATTCCCTGCTTCGCCATCGCGGTGATCGTGCTCGGAGCAACACCCAGGAAGACCGCCAGATCCCGCTGCGTGACATGCTGCGGAATCGTCGGCTGGCTGGTGTCTTTCTTGGGCCGGCCACGACCGCGCTTTACAGGTTCCGCCTTCGGCTTCGTGGCCAACTCTAAAACCTCATGAACTTGGCGGTCCGCTTGGTGACGTGATGCACCATCAGCGGCGGCGCCACCTTGTGGAACGTCGCCAAGGAATCATCCTTCGGGATTTCCTTCATCAGCGATGGACCGAACAGACGCCGGATTTTGCCGTAGGTTCGGCCGCTCTTGGCAAACGTGCCATCTCCGGACCTGGGCTGATCCGGTTTCAGTCCATAGGTCCAGAGCGACTTTGGCGCCCTGCCGTCACCGCCGGGGAGCGTTGCGAAAAACCCACCATTGTGAGCGAAGGACCGCTTGAATGTCCGGGGATTGTTCCAGACACCAGACCGGACATACCCCTTGTCGCCAAAGATGCGGCCTACGTTCATCCTGCCGGCCGCAGCACCGCTCGGCTTCAGGGCCTTCAACCCCTTGTAGTTCTCGACCT